ACTAGCCCAACTGAGATCGCGTGGTAGGTTGGGTTTTTAAGAATATTCGTCAACAGACCGGGTTGCGGAACGGTGTTGATCTGGGCCTCTGCGTGGGTTATCCCAAACAAAGCTGCTAGAGCTAGGAAAAGTTTCCTCATGACGTGACCCTCAGTTCGCGACATAAATCCCGGCTGGATAGCCGGAAATGGCACCGGTGGTGCCGAGGATTTGATCGAAACGATCGAGCTGGATACCGACAGTGATTGCGCCTGCTCCGTGAGTACCGACCGAGACGAAAGAGGATTTGATGAACCTCGCTGGGCCAACACCAGGGATTTGCCGAGGGAAGTCGTTATTGGCGAGTTGGGCTCCGGCTACGAGATTGGCTTCAACTACAACCGGGCCGGTATAGAGGATGGTATACGAACCCGGCGCGCCGGAACCATTATCAGGCGCACCAGAGATGGTGATCTCGAGCGAAGTTCCGCCAGTGAACGCGGTCGTAACCGTCGCGAGGAGTTTGAGGGACGGGTCATCGCCGATACCGATATCTCTTGCGCCGCCGCCATTGGCAGATGATGGAATGCCCGAGGTGACGCCGAGATCGATGATATTGGAGGCGTCTTGGGTTCCGGTCGTGGGTGAATCGGTCTGCGGGCCGGAAGTGATGCCGCCAGTAGCGCCGGTGGAGGTTCCGGTGAAGATTAGGAATGCGTCGCGGATCATTGCTTATGCCCTCCAAGGAGAGATACGGAACTTTTGCATAGGAGTTAGGATTTCGATACGTAATCCATAACCTTTTCCTTTTCGTTCACCAAAGAAGATAGCCGTTGTACCAATATGCAGACATAGATGACAATTAGCTGCTTGAGCATGTGCCGTATTATGCATGATAGTCATTATTACACCACCTGAGCTTCGTTGTTGAGAATCGCGTCACAGGTCCGAACAGTGACGCCGCGGAACTTGGTGACTATCTTCCCATCAAACTCACCCATCTGCAACAAGACGTTGGTCTTGTTGGAGGCTTGTAGATCGAGGTAAGTCCGGATGACACGATTGCAGTAGATGACCGTCTGACCCATATCCGCGCGAACCGCCGGCGTATCGGAGGTTTGGATCGAAGTCGCGCTGACGGGGGCAGTCGGCAGCCGGTAAAGTGCGCGGATCAAGAGGTTGATTAGATTCGCGGCGGATACGCCGGTCAGCTGAGTCACGTCAATGTTCGCGACACGAACGCAATAGCGCCAATCACGACCGACTAGCCCGATCTCCCACTTGAAGTGATCGCGATAGCCCTGGTAGGTGTTGCCGGAGGTATCGGTGAGCGGCCACTCACCCATGTCAACATGCTGCAAGCCTGTCATCTTTCCTTTCGGGGAGATTGCATGCCACGTATCAGCACCCCAAGTCACGATCCAGATCGACGTGTTGGTCGACCCAGTCCCACCGCCGTTCAGGACGTTATTCGCGGTGTTCGAGTTCGCGGTATTGACGGTGGAGTATCGCGGGGCAAAACCGGTGAACCGCTCAGAGTTGAGGTTCTGGTTCCCGTAGATCATCGTTGCCGCGACCTGTTGTGACATACCTTGAAGGAAGGCGCGGACTTCAGACAGTCGGAACTCCGCGGTGTTTCCGTTGAGGTCGGCGACATCTTTGTCAATCACCGAATAGGTTTCGAGATTGCCACAAGTATCGGTGATCTGACCGGTCGTGGATTTGGCATTTGGGACGCCTAGGTTGAGTAAGCGCCACGTGGCTTGGGGCAGACCTGACCGGACAGTAGTCTTGTGCCCAGTTGGGAGGTTCCCCTCGACGACCATGATGTCATCGAGGATTTCGTTGGTTTGAGAGAGGATTTCGATGATACTCGCGATATGATAACCATCATCGACCCGCTTCGCCCAATCGGCGTAAGTTAGGGCTGTAGCGCCAATCGTTGCCATTATTTAATACTCCAGTGAAGGTTGCTACGGTCTATCATCTCAGCTCTGAGCATTAGCTTTTCTACCTTCACTGAGGCGCTGATGATGGGAGGTTGGGATAGAGCGCCCGCGCAGCCGAGGGGCGCTCCGTGGTCCCGGGAGCCTGTTGGCCAAACTTCGATGGGCCATTACCCACGACGGGCCGCCCTTCGGTGACCTTCTTCGCGAGGGCTTCAAAGACTTTGATGAAACCGAGGTTATCGCCCGCACCAGTGGCGTCCATGGTCTGTCGGAACGCGGCAACGGTTTCGGCGGGAAGGTCAAGGGAGTTGAGCGCACGGCCAACAACGGCTTTGACCTCTGGGAGTTTAGTCCCGTAAGCCTCTTTGACCTCGGATTGCCAACCCCTGCGGACTTCCTGCTGGTAATCGTAGAGGCCCTTTGCAATCCCTTTGGATTGTTCGGTATAGAAATCAACAAGCTTCTGTGCTTGCTCGTTAGATAGGTTGAGTTCTTTGAAGATCGGGATGGCTTTATCGACCACAGCCTTGTTTAGTTCTTGGCCTTCGGGAGCCTTGAATTTGTACGCTTCCGGCGCACCAGCGGGCTCTTCCTCGTTAAGGAGGGATTTGCCTTCCTCGGGAGGTTTAGTTTCGGTAGTCCCGGTAGATGTCGTCACCGGTGTCGTAGAGGGTGTCACCGGTATCGTTGAGGGAGTCGCCGGTGTCGTAGAGGGTGTCACCTGCGGAATCGGCCTCTGATCCACCAACGCTCCCGTTTCCGTTCGGGCTTCCGGACTGTTGCCTAGCACGTTCTCGGTCATTTGACTCTCTCATCATTTGGATAAATAAATCGGGGCAGTTTTCCATGATGTCGGCCATCAAGCGAAGGCCAGCATTGCGTTCGCCTTCGAGAAAGGCCATCTGTAGCGGATCAGAGGAGAAGCAAGTTTGGAACACATGCGCCGCAGAAAGTTCGTTCCAGATATATTCCCGACCCGTAGTGGTATCCATGATCTGGTAGATAACAGTCTGGCGTTCCTTATCGATCCGAGCGGACTCTTTCTCGAGACGACGAACGTCTTTGCGGGAGGATGCGTCGAAAGTCATTGGCTACCCCCGGTTAGGGCTTGTAGTGCGTTTTGTCCGCCGCCAACGTCGGCTTGGGAAAGCGTCTTCGCACCCATCGCGAGTTTCTGCGCTTGATCCGCCTGTTGTGCCTGGGCTTGTTGTTGAGCACGTTGGGCCCGAATCGCTTGTAGTTGGGCAGGCGACCGGATCAACCGCGGGTCGTTGTTCTTAAGCGACGAGAACTTTTCGATCGCGTAATCGATGTCGATGTTATCCATTGCGGATGGATCGACGCCAGCGAGATTACCGCCTAGGGCCAGAACCTCTTGGATCGCCGCGGCATTGGTCGCATCTTCGGCGAGCTTGAGCATCGAGACAAACTTTACGGTGAGTTCTTTTCCAGCGATTTCGGGAGGGGGAGGTGGGAATATACCAGCCCGAGAACCGATAGAATAGACTCGTTCCACGATGGGTCGTAGACCTTCATTGTCCACACGTTCAAAGACGGGTCCAAGCATAATGAGAGATTCAGCTTTACGTTGCTGGATTTCAACAGCTGTGATATTGCTTCGAGTCTCGAATTGAGAGATTGGCTGAAAGAGATGATTGTAAAAGGTATATTTGAGTCGCTCTCGGATTTCATTTAAGTCCTCTGTGATCTCATTCACAGGGAACTTGGTATCATATACAGACGCGATCCCTGGGCGGCCGGAACTGGCGAATCCAGTAACGTAGGTCATTCCACCAGGCAAAAGCGAAGCGGGCTTATTCTTGAGTTGGATATCCGCGATAAGCGGCGGGTTAACCATCTTGTCAATTGCCTGCGCCTTACGCTTGGACTCGAGTTGAAGTTGCTTTTGGTCGCCCAGAGCATCCATCGCAGGTGATCGGCCGTAAGGATCGTTAGAGACGATATCCCAACGGCAGGTGATGTTCATCTGTTCGTGGTAACCGGTCTTGCGGAGGAAGCCGTCGTAGCCGGAACGGTTCTGTGGGGAAGTCGTGCCGCCCCACTCCCAAAAACATTCACGGAACGCGAAATCAGAGGAAATGCCGAAGTTCCGCCCATCGTTATTGGGCTCGATCATTTGTGCGACGACGATCTCGCGAGTAAGGCCGGCCCCATTGGGGAGCTTAAAGGCTTGCTTAACTGCATCGGAACAATTCTCGATACCAAACTCATCCACGACTTGGCGGATAGTCTGTGTGTATTCAAAACCAGCTATCGTTGGTCGATACCGTCCATCGAGATCGACGTAGTATTCACCGAAGCAAGGCACGCGACAGTTGATGACATTTTCAAAATCTTCATAGATCAATAGAATAGCGGTTCCGAAGGTAGTGAGATCGTAGTACCACTGAGCTATTGAGGTATAGAAGTTAGACTCAGAAAAAACAAGCCTTAGTATACGTTCAACTTCTGCTAGCCACAAAGAGATGGGCGAAGTTTGAGTCGAATCCAGATTGCCGAATTGCATTCCAAACCAAGGCTGGGTTGGAGAAGTCTTCCCACTCATAAGCCCAGAAGCGAGATTGCGATTTGCCAGTACACCAGTAGAGTCGATAATGTGTTGATTTATGGGGGAGCCTCGGTTTTGTTGGTTCGGGGTGATTAGCCACTTGTACCTCCGAGGGAGGAAATAATCGGCGATTTCGCGGCCGTGCGTCCACCAAGAATAGCGATTCTGGCGCATCCCTAGGATTAGGGATTCGACGTAACGTCGATACTCTAAGTCCTGTTCACTGACCTGCCGGGGCAACTGGCGTTCCTAACGGGTTAGGCGGCGTAACATCGGGGAGAAATAATTTGCCGAGTTTATCCATATGCGCCGCCGCCATTGTGAGGTAGGCCGGCGGAATCGCAGGAGTAGGGCGTGCGGTTGTTGGACGAGAGGGGGCTTTCATTCTTCACCACGCCATATTCGATCCAAGTGCTCGTAATCATGGTTGGCATGAAC